TGGAACCAGAGATTGATTCCAGGCTCAATAGCGATAACACGATCCGTAGTAGCATCTTTCGGCACAGTTATAACTTTATTACCTACCTGGAGATGGGGGTAACCCACCTCCAGCAATTGCTTGCTCCATAACGGATAGACTGTTTGGAGTAGGCTAAGGGGTAACAAAGAATGTAAGTCACGTGTTATTCCAGCTTCTTGCTGGAACTTATTGACTGAACTGGCATCACGCCTCTTCATCAGAGTCGTGGCACCAGGACCCCAGTCTGGCATCAAGAAGAAATCCTCGGGGCAAAACTCGCCCAAGAGCTTATCAATTTTACGAATGATTGCGTTATGCAACCAAACGACTGGACCCCCATATAAAGGGTCGAGTGATAAGTTCCGAAAACGAGAGTTTGTCTGCTTACAGAGAAGTTCAAAAGTATTGAATTTCTCCAATGCTACCTGTTTGATATCCCAGTCTACCGATAAATCAGTATACTTTGATAAGAACTTGGTGGCAGAGTAAGCATCTCGGAAGCTGGTTACATCGCTGTAGTCAGCAACAACGGTCTTAAGGTTAGCAAGCTGCGCATGCTCATTGTGTTTCCACATGAGCCACACAGTTAGCGCCCTAGGACAGTCGAGAGACTCGAGGAACTCCAGGATTACCTTGGACGTTAGGCCCGAGGTTGCGCGAAAAGAACTAGCTCCCTTAAGGAAGTTAGGACCACCCTTCTTAGAAGACATGGTTCTCTCCAGTTTCTGATATGGTTGACCGAGCTAACGGAAGTTAGTACGGACGATCGTATGCAGAGATCGCAGTAGTGAACGGCGATGCCGACAAGTCTGTCGGGACGTCATCACTAGCGTTGATCGTTGTAAACAGGAGCGATGCAAGTTGGCTGCGAAGGATTTCCCTTTCAGCCGCCGTGCTGCGTTCCGGAAACAACAACTCCAAGATCGCGGAGCACTCGTAGGCCTTCTGTTGAGCAGGCGTTAAGCCTGCCACATTGGCCCCCGAGATCGCTTCGAGAGTTGGAATGGAGAGTTTACCCGTGACCTTGAAAATGCGACTTCCCTTATTGGGCGGACGCACTGACATGGTGAGGGATGGAAAGCCCACAGCGATACCACTGCTGCGATCTTCCCATTTCGCGACCCCAGGCTGGATATATCCAACGGGATCATACGTTTTATCAACCCCGACCGTCGCACTTGTCGATCTGACAACTGTGCTAAGGGCGGAACTGACTTTTACGGAGGCAAATGCTGCCATAGTAACTCCTGATTAAATCATGGTTGGTGTTTCTCGT